CGCGTGCCTCGGCTGCCTCGAGTTCCTCCTCGGCCCTCTTCAGCACCTTGACCTCGTTCTCGGCGTCGGCGAAGTCTTGGTCCGATTCCGGGGCAGGGTTCAGGCCGGCGATGAACGACTGCAGGCGCTCGCCGAAGGCTGGCAGGTTGGACAGCACCGCCAGGGTGCCCTCGATCTGCACCGAAACGGCAGGAAGGTCCATGATCGGCGTGGCGACCGGGACCGGCGCCGACTCCTCGGGGACGTAGGCGGCAACGTCCTTCGCAAACTGCTTCCAGCCGGCAATGATCTGGTCGCGCAGTTTCGGCTGCGATTCGTACCAGGCATGGAGGGCAGACTCCTCGGTCCCGTTCGATGCCATGAACAGCACGCGGCCGGCGCCTGATACCAGAAGCTGCTGCTCAAGTTGCGGGTGGTACTGGACGGGGACGATCCCTTTCGACAGGTGGGAATCAAGTTCCTTGTTCAGGGTCTTGTGTTCCCAGGCGATGTCGTCGCCCATCGTCAGGCCGTCGAACGACGCAGACAGGCGCATGCCGTCGATCTCGACCGACATGATCGGCGTGAACAGTTCTTCGCCGATGATCCTCTCGGCCAGTGGGCGGACGGCGGCCTCGAACCGGTGGCCGTCATCGAACCGGAGTTGCAGTTCCGGCGACACGTCCGGCCTGATGCCAGTGGCTGTCTCGCGGATCAGTTCGGCGCGCGACTTGTACTTGCTCATGTCGAGCATGGCGGCGGCGTCGCTGGCGTTGAAGCACGCCGCGCGGTGCTGATCCCACTCCGGCGTTCCCGGTACGAGCTTGTGCGTTGTGCGTTTCATTCCGGCTGCTCCTGCGCGTCTTGGATGGCGAGTTCACGGATGGCGGCCAACTGGTCCTCGGTGAGGATGGCCTTCGAGTTGATGGAGTTGATGATGTCTTCGGGGGTTTTCTTGCCCGACTCGATCAGCGACTTCCACTTCGGGAAGTTCTCGGCAAATGCGGCGTCCGAATACAGGTCGCGCTCGGGGCGGGCTGCTGCCTGAATCACGGTGGCCGCGCCCATGTCGCGCTCTACGATTCGCTCGGCTTCGTCCTGGTCGTAGATTCCGCCAAAGCCGAACGCAAGCCTGGCGCACTGGATCATTGCCTTGTGGCGCAGCATCCGCTTGGGGTGCGATACCCACGGGCCGATCCCATTACGCTTGCACTCGCTCATGTACTCGGTGATGGCAATCGGGTGATTGCGATCCTTGCGATAGATACGGCAGGTGCAGGAGTCGTCGTCCTGCGTGAAATCCATTCCGTCAAACATCGGATTTCCATTGATGATGCGCGACCAGCCGTCAACGCCTACCACCGGGACGATGCCGTTGTTCTTGTCTGGGAAGGCGTAGATTTCCTTCGTCCAGGGGTTCAGGGCGTACTGGTTGGCAACGATCAGAAGCGCCGACATTTGCGCGTCAGATACGTTCCCCTTGAATGCGGTAGCCTTCAGGACGTTGACGAGTTCTCCACCCTGATCGGGGATGTCGAAAAGCTGGGCAAGGCGACTGGCCTGCTGGACGATCATTGCTGTGCTCATTGATTAACCCCTGCTTGAGTCGTGATTACGTTTCGGCCGGCTGCGCGCCGGGCTGACGGATTCCTCAAACCAGACCGGCGGAGGCATTCGCCACAGCAGGGCAGATAGACGCATGATTGCGTTGCGGCGGCAGCGGTCGAACACGGTCAGACTGCCGTGGCTGGCGATGAAGAACTCTCCGCGAGGTGATTGCCTGACGTTCATGCCGCGTCCTCCCTTACGTAGTCGTCGTACAGCTCTACCGCCAGCGCGTGTGCCTTGGATTCGATGTGCGCCTTCAGCAGCCCCCCGCCGTGGCAGGCGTCCTTCAGGATCTCGCGGTCGATGCGGTGGCGATCGGCGTCGCGGATGGAATCGAGCACGTCGGTCAGCGTGACGACGTGGCCGCGCTTGATGTCGATGTACTTGTCGGCGAGAAGCCAGTCGCGGATCTGGTCGGCGCTGGCGAAGTCGGTGATGTTCATTGGATGCTCCTCACATAGACAGGGACGATCTTTCCGCAGGCGCGGCACTCGTACTGGTAGCGTCCGGGGCCGTGCGGGGCGCCTTTCTGCATTTCGCAGCCGCAATTCGGGCAGGTCATGTCAGCCGCCCTCCTGGTCGCGCTTGATGGCCTGCTGGAAGTTCACGACCTCGCAGTCCGTGTCGATGCGGAACACCAGCACGCAGTCGTTGCCCATGCCCCAGCGGACAGCGAACATGCACCCCGGAACGATCTCGCCTCCGGTATAGGAGTTGTGCTGCGGGTTGCGCGCGAAGTGCGCGGCGGCCCGCTTGACGAACTCGATGCGCTCCTGCTCTTCGGAGAGACTGGTCATCCTGCTCATGTCAGAGGCCCTCCGCCTTGGCGAGGACGGCGCCGACGATATTGGTAACGTCGGCGTCGTCCTGGACCCCTACGCGCCAGCGACCGTTGCCGTCAAGATAGACAAGCCCGCGCAGCGCCGCGACCAGTTCGTCGTGCATCCGCACCTTCGGGTGGTGCTCCAGGTAGTCGCACGCCGGATCTACCGCCTCGTTCTTCGGGTCGAGCAGGACAGACATGCCGAACACGACGCGGGACAGGCTGCCAAGCTGGAGTTTGTAGAGGATCATCTCCATCGCGCGTAGACAGTGCTCTGGGTTGTCGTCGTAGAACGCCTCGTACTCCTCGTCCGCTTCTCCGACCGGGAAGTGCCCGCGCTCGAAGCCTTCGAGCATGCCGACAAGTTCAAGCGCCATCTTCAGGTCGGCCTCACTGGCCTTTGCCATCTTCATGTCAGCCTCCAGTGCAAGAGCCATCGCCGACGCAAGCAACGTCGCCCGGCAGGCCCGAATAGGTGTTGTAGGAATTGGCAGGGCAAAGGTGGTCGTAGTCGGTGTGGACTCCGGCGACGACGCGCGCGCAGTATTCGGCGCGCTCGAACTCAGCCTGCTCGCGGTCTTGATTGCCGATGTATCCGAGCGCGGCGACGACAATGGCGGCGATTGCGATGCGCTTCATACGCCGGCCCTCTGAAGAGCGCGCTCTTCCTTGGCCAGCGCCTTGCGGTGCTTGAGAACAAGCGGCGCGAACTCTTCCGCCACCTTCTCGGCAGCCTCGACAACGAGGACGCTCACCAGCGTCCCGGCGACGGTGTTGTTCTTTGGCTGCGCCGCGGTGATGAGGCCGAAGTAGTCGATGTGCTCGACCATCTCGTCATGGCCGATGGTCTGCGCAGGCTTCGGACCCCATGTGTAGGAGCCGGTGTAGCGGATGGCGGAGACGATCTCGCGCTCGATCTGCTCAACGGCTTCCTGATCGCGGTCCTTGGCGTCTTCGTCGCTCAGGTGCTGGGCGAGGAGTCGCCCGTGGTGGATGTCGGTATCTGCTTGCACTTCCGTTCTCCAGTGCCTTGATGGCATGGGAACGGAATATAGGCGTGTCTATATAGGCTTGCAATAGGACGCCCTATGCCGATTATAGGCGTCCGACGAACGGTAGATTTCCTACTTCTGCGTAGGCAATCCGTACATCTCGCCGCAAGCCTTCCAAGACGGTCCTTCATATCCATACCGGCAGGCTATAGGCGGCCCGCGCGTCGGGCAAAAAGGACACCCTATTGACATTGGGATAGAGAAACCTATATTCAGCGGTCATGGCTATTAAACCTAAAACCAAGAAGTCGGCTGTCGAGCGGTTCCTGGACCTCTATGGAGGCAACCAGGCCGAGGCGGCGCGCGCCATTGGGCTCAAGCAGCCCTCGGTGTGGGCGTGGCTGAACGGCGGGCAGCCGTCGGCAAAGAACGCCATTGCGATTGAGCGGGTGTCCTGCGGGCAGATCACGAGATACGAGCTGCGCCCGGACATCTTCGGTGAGCAAGAGGCCGCATAGGCAACCAAACGGCGTCGCAGGAGTGATTGCCGTGAACACGAAAGAGCGGGTGCTGGAGTTCGACTTCCGGCCTCGGGTCGACGAGGAGACGGACAAGCAGATCCGGTTCATCGCGGCACGGGACGGGATGGCTCCGAGCGTGCTGATTCGCCGCTGGATCCTTGAGGGGATCAGGCGCGACGAGGCGGTCAGGAAGGCGGCGGAAGACGCGGGCATACGGTTCAGTTTGAAGGGGGAAGGCGCGTGATCGAAGGGACAACGGAGGCGGCTTTGACCGCCGAAGAGCTTGACGCCCTGGCCGAGATCGCCGTCGCGCGCGGGGTTCCGGCCAGCCGGCTGATCGACGAATACATCGCGGAAGGGGTCAGGCGCGATCTTCGGCGCCATGAGAGTCCCGCCGCGGCACAGACAGTCCACTAGGGGTCACGCCAATGGTCATCCGCAAGCGCGAGATACGACCGTTCACGTCGTCGGCCAACTGGCTGCAGGTAACCGACCTGGACGGCTACGTCACCGTCACCCGAACGAACACCGATGGCGAGCGCATGCAGACGCTGCTCGTCCAGCCGGAGGAGCTCGGCCCCCTGATTGATGCGCTGGCCTCCGCGAGGCGCGAGGCGGCGTGAAGAACACCGACACGGCTAGGGCATCGAACCCGAACGCGCCTGCTCAAGCGCTGCCGCTGTCGGTCCTTATTGAGCGGCCGGATTGGGAACGGCACATGGCTGGAGCAACCATGCACTACTGGCAACTTCACATCGGGGATTGGTCGAAATCATGCGGGCATCTGTCCGCTGCCGAGACCGGCTTTTACATCCGCCTACTCAACGTCTACTACGACACAGAAAAGCCAATCCCTGTGGACATTTCGGCAGCTTGCAGGCTGGCTGGCGCGAGAACTTCTAAAGAGCGCGAAGAAGTTGCACGAATACTGAGTGATTACTTCGTCCTTGAGTCAGACGGCTGGCATAACAAGCGAGCTGATAGCGAAATCAATAGGTTAAATGGTGTTTCAAAGAAAAGGGCTGATGCAGCGTATAAGCGATGGCAGTCCAAATGCGATGCGGACGCTATGCAAATGCATAGCGGAAGCAAAGCACTCCAAGACACCAATACTCCAATACACCAAGAACAAGATCAAAAGCTTCCGACTACGTCGGTGTCATCGGCCAAGGCCGACGACGAGACCGACGACGGTCAAGACGCGGGCGACGAGACCGACGACGGTCAAGACGCGGGCGACGATACGGGCGGCAAGGTTACCGACCTGGTTCCGTACCAGAAACTCGTCGATGCGTACAACGAGCGATGCGGGGAGCTCTTCCCGCGGGTTTCCAAGCTGACCGACAAGCGCCGCCGGAAGATCCGCGCGGCATGGAAGTTCGACACCACGAATCAGGACGAGCGGCGCCGGACGAACAGCCTGGACTACTGGTCTCGGTATTTCGACCGCTGCACGAACGTCGAGCACTTCCGCAAGGCCGCGCTGGGGGAAAACACCGGGCAGCACGCCGGCTGGATGCCGGGATTTGATTTCCTGATCCGCGAGGACACATGGCTTGGCGTCCGCGAGGGACGTTACCCTGTTTCCGCGAGGAGCGCGTCATGACCGCGGACATGATGACTTCGATGCGCGAACGCTGGGAAACCGTATCGTCGATCGAGGCGGAGCAGGCTGTCGTCGGGAAGCTGATCCTTGACGGCAGGCAGTACCACCTGATCGGTCACCGCCTGTTGCCTGAACACTTCGCGCACAACGACTGCCGGACGATCTACGAGGCCATAGCCTCGCTCTCCGAAACAAACTCGCCGATTGACCTGGTCACGATCAGCGACCGCTGCGGCAAGGCCTACGAGAAACATACCGGTCAGTCCCTGTTCGGGTTTATGACAGAACTGATCCGCAACACGCCGGGGTCGTCGCACATCGAGCGCTACGCGGACATCATCATCGACAAGGCCATGCGCCGCGGCCTGTTGGTTCTCGAGGGCGAAATCTACCCGGCCATCAAGAATGCGCCAACGGCTCAGGACGCCGTTTCCGAGGTTCGCACAAGGCTTGACGCGCTTTCATCGCAGACCAAGCAGGACACGCAGACGGTTGACCAGACTGTCAGCGAGTGGGTCCGCGAGATGCAGCGGCGCATGGACAACGCCGGCGCGCTGCAGGGAATCGATACCGGATTCAACCTGCTCAACGAGCGCTGGGGAGGGCTCTGCGGACCAGACCTGATTATCGTTGCCGGCCGCCCTTCGATGGGCAAGACCGCGCTCGGCATGAACATCGCCGACAACGTTGCCGCGCAAGGCAAGAGCGTCCTCGTGTTCTCGCTCGAGATGTCGGCAAGCCAGTTGACCGACCGCCGGATGTCGTCACTGACCAGCATCCCGCTCAAGAAAATCCGACAGTGCGACCTGAGCGAGGAGGAGTGGGGTCAGATTTCCGAAGGCGGGGCGCTGATTCGCCAGAGGAACCTGCAGATCAACGAACGCGGCGGAGTGACTATCGACTACGTCCGTCTCGTTTCTACAGCGCACAAGGCACGGCATGGACTGGATGTTCTGGTCGTGGACTACCTGCAGCTCCTGAGCAAGCCTGGCGCCGAGAACAGGGTGCAGGAGGTCGGTCTCATTTCCGCCGGCCTGAAGAACATCTCCAAGGAACTTCACATTCCCGTCATTGCGATTTCCCAGCTCAATCGGCAGTGCGAGGCCAGGGCAGATAAGCGCCCCACCATGGCCGACCTGCGCGAGGCAGGAAACATCGAGCAGGACGCTGACATCATCGCCTTTGTTTATCGACACGAGCGCTACGAGCCGGAAGCGGCCGAGTGGAAAGGGATCGCCGAGGTAATCACCGCGAAGAACCGCAATGGCGAGGTAGGGACAGACTTTCTTGGGTGTGAACTCCACCTTTCACGGTTCAAGAACATCGACCCGTCGTATTTCCCGCAGCCCGAGAAGAAATCTGGGAAGGGGAAGAACTGGCGCAAGCAGTGGGCGGAG